TCATGACGAAGTAGCAGTAAAGAATGTTGCAAGTTTTATTAAGGCTTACCGCCCCGATAGCGTCATTACTCTGGGAGATGAAATCGATCTCCCACAGATCAGCCGATGGACAGAAGGAATGCCGGGTTGGTTCGAGCAGACCCTTGGAGATGACCGAGATCAAGCAGTAGAGGTTCTCTGGTCGCTAGTTGAGCATTCTAAAGAAGCTCACATGATCAGAAGCAATCACACAGATCGTCTTTACAATGTGATCATGAAGAAGATCCCAGCATTCCTAGCGCTGCCAGAGTTGCGCTTTGAGAAGTTTCTTAAACTTGATGAATTAGGCATTACCTATCATAAGAAGCCTTACGCCTTCCAGAAGGGCTGGGTAGCCGTCCATGGTGACGAGCAGGGCATTAACCCTAACGCGGGTCTTACAGCCCTTGGAGCGGCCCGTAGGCATGGTTTAAGCGTCATCTGTGGTCACACTCACAGAGCGGGAATGTCGGCCTTTACAGAGGCTTCTGGGGGCAAAATAGGCCGCATTCTGCGAGGCGTAGAAGGCGGGCATTTAATGGATATTCGCAAGGCTGGTTATACCAAGGGAACTATGAATTGGCAGCAAGCATTCGTAATAGTTGAGGACACGCAAGTAACTTTAATTAACCTAGAAAAGGACGGCACATTCGTAGTCAATGGTCGCCGCTATGGACGATCTAGATAACGATATCCGCCGGACGATCGATGATGCGGTTGACGAAGTAGAATTGTTACCATTTCGTTATAAGTCACACCGCAGTTCTGTCTGATATTTATGCAACACTTATGCCAAGAAGCTGCGAAGGGCGCAGTAGAAGGGCAGTAAATGACTACAGCACAAATAGCAATATGCGGGATCGCATTCCTCATGTTCTTTATGGGGTACAAAATAGGTCAGAGAGATGGCTACATCGTTGGCCGCAAAGCAGTACGCAAGCACTATCAGCAGCTTGATCAGGCCAGAGTATGAAGCATGAAGAAATCCTACAAAGTGCAACTAATCTATACCAAGAGCGCGGATTGCATTATGGTCACCCAAGCGACAATATGGCTAGAGCAGCCAGACTTATCTCAGCCTACTTGGAGATGCCAGTTGAGGATTACCAAGTGGCAGTTATCCTCTCACTCGTCAAGATTGCCAGAACCATTGAAGACAGCCAGAAGATCGACAGTTGGATCGACGGCGCTTCTTACCTTGCCATTGCCGGACAACTAGCAACAGAGGAGAATGAACTTTATGTATAAATTAGATGATTACGAGACAGTTGCGATGTTGAACCGCTGGTTCGTGGAAAACTATCCCATGGGAAGGACAAGCATTGAAATCACTTATCACGATGTTGAAAAAGGATATATTACTTGCAAGGCTGAAGTTTATCGCGATGTTAACGACCCTAATCCTGCGACTAGTAATATCGCTCATGGAGTTAGGGATCAATATATCCAAAATATGCGTAGATTTTATGCAGAGGATATTGCTTCATCAGCTCTTGGCAGAGCAATCACGCTTCTTAAGGGTGGACAAACTGCCACAAGAGACGACATGGAAAAAGTAGGGCAAGTAGCCGATAAACCTACATCTAAGCCATTCAATGAGAAGTTAGCCGACAAGATCATTATAGAAGTCGAAGATGATCCTTGGACTGTTAAGGCGGTTGCTCCAGCACCTAGCGCAGCTGAGGCTGTTGCGTTAGTTCAAGATGTTCTAGGCGCTACTAAGATTGATAAAGACATTCCAGAATGTAAGCATGGTCAACGCTTATGGCGTACTGGTAACAAGAATGGCAAGCCTTGGGCGAATATGTCTTGCCCTGTTCAGCCACAACGGCAGCAGACATGGGCTGAAGTCGATAAGTGCGATCCGATCTGGTATGTGATCGATGCCAATGGCGCATGGAAGCCACAGGTGGCCAGATCATGAGCGGCTTACAGTTTAAGAACCAAGATGGTGAATGGGAAAAGTTCCCAACAGACGATGAATTATATGAGAAAGCAAAGGCGCGTGAGATGCTCAATGCGCTACAAGTTAGGATATTGTGCCATCTATGCAACGAGCCAGTTCCAAGCACAGAGTTAGCATTCTGGGTAGAAGGCAAAGCGCTTACTTGGTCATGCAAGAAATGCCACGCAGTCAATGAGTCAAAGCCGTAAGCATCGAGGCTTTCGCACAGAGCGTGTTGTAGCAGATTACCTGCGCCGCTGGTGGGAAGGCGCTCAGGTAGGTCGAGGTTCTGGACGCGACATTCTCAATGTCCCGTTCGACTGCGAGGTTAAGGCGCGAACAGGACTCGATGTAGTAGGGACACTCCGCCAGATCGAAACTAGGACAGCTGAAAGCGGCTTATTGGGGTTCGCTTGTTTTCGGCTTAATGGGCAAGGAGAACAGGCGCAAGATTATGTTGCGATGCTTCGCCTTGGCGATCTGGTGGAGTTACTACGAGCTGCCGGGTATGAGAACCGCAGAGATAGCGTTAAAGACTCAGACATAAGACGATGCAATCAATGTGGAGAATGGACAATCAATGATCCCTGCAACTGGTGTGAAAGTCAGTAATGCCAATCTATGAGTTCGAGTGTACTAACGATCGATGCGAGGCCAATCTTCGCTACGAGAAGGAGTTAAAGATAAATGAACCACATGATGTTGAATGCGGGTTCTGCCATGAACCAATGCGCAAGATTTACAGCAGCTTTGGTATCCAGTTTAAGGGTACAGGCTTTTACAGTACGGATAAATAAATGAAGATAGGTTCATTATGCACTGGTTATGGTGGCCTAGACATGGCAGTTGAGGCGTATTTTAATTCTGAAACGACTTGGTGCGCTGAAATAGATAAATATGCTTCACAGCTGTTAAAGCAACGCTTTGATTATCCAAATCATGGTGATATTAGATCGATTGACTGGGCTGCCGTTGAGCCTATTGATATATTAACTGCTGGTTATCCTTGCCAGCCATTCAGCCATGCAGGTTACAGAAAGGGTTTAGATGATGATAGACACATATTCCCATTCATATTGGAAGCAATTAGCAGTCTTAGACCAAGATGGGTTATCTTGGAAAATGTTCGAGGGCATCTCAGCCTCGGACTCAAAGAAGTTCTCAATGGGCTTGCCAGCGTTGGGTATGATGCAAGATGGAAAATTATACGCGCCAGCGATGTTGGAGCGCCGCACCAAAGAGCAAGATTATTCATTATTGCCTACTCCATTAGCGAGCGATGCCAAGATCAGTTATGTGGCAAGGGATCAAGTGAGTCTGTCGATGGTGTTGCTTCCAACTCCGACTGTGATCCATGTAAGAAATCACGACGAGCCAATCGAGGCTTATCAGAGCAGAGTCAAGGATTACGAGATGGGCAGAACCAAGGGCAAGCCCGGAATAAGTACCGGAGTAGCTCTGAGATGGCGGGACAGGAATTACCGAATACATTGGATCAACTTGGGCGATTGAACCCGGCATTCGTTGAATACATGATGGGACTGCCTATAGGTTGGGTTACAGATATAGAGATATCTCGATCACAACAACTTAAAATGCTTGGTAATGGTGTAGTTCCACAACAGGCTTATTATGCAATTAAACAACTTATGGAATTAGACACGCCTTCTGAGCAGGACTTATGTTAATGGATTTGACTGCCTTGGTACACTCTATGGCTAGAGCCCCTCAAGGGCTCAGAGCAAGCCTGAAAGGCGTAGCTTGCTCGGTAGCAATCGTTAGTGGGATCACTATGCCTATTGCTGGAGCAGATAAGGTAGAGGCTCAATTAGATGCTACTAAATCAATCAAATCATTAGCTGCTTACCAATTAACAGATGCTCAGTATTTATGCCATAACTCAATCATCTATATTGAGAGCAGATGGAAGATCGATGCCATTGGCAATAAGACCGGCAATAAGCAGACTCATGGCTATTATCAATTAAAGAGTAAGGCTGCTATCAATGCGCCTTACGATAAGCAGTTTGAGTTATATTGGTATTATGTAGCAAAGCGTTATGGTGTTACTAAGTATGATGAGCCTAACTACTGTGCAGCTCTTAAGCATCTAAGGACTAGAGGTTGGCAGTAATGGCAAAGCGTGGTGATCCTCGATTAACTCGAGACTACAAAGCCTTTAGGTTAAAGGTGTTGGCTAGAGATCAATGGTCATGCTTTTATTGCCAACAGCCAGCCACGACAGTCGATCACATTATTCCGATTAGCAAAGCGCCTGATCTAGTAGTCAATTACGAGAACGCAGTAGCTTGTTGCCAATCATGCAACAGCAAGAAGGGCAGCCGTAATCAGGCCAATTTTCTAGGTAGGGTGCCTACCCCCCCTGTCTTTTCGTCCTTCCTCTCTCCGATGCAGTCCAAAGTTCACCAAGACAGTCCGTTTACCGCCCGACCTAACCCAGATCAAGCCTGATCATGGCAGCTCGTAAACAGCCGCTACGAGGGGCAACAGAACCGAGGCTTCACAGCCCTTACTTAAAGGGCAAGTCTAAAGTCGATGATGTAATTGAACTTGCCAAGATGATTGAACTGCCATTATTGCCTTGGCAAGAGTTCGTATTACGAGATATGTTGCGAGTTGACGCTAAAGGCAACTGGATCCGCAAGACTAACCTGATCTTGGTTGCCCGGCAGAATGGCAAGACTCATCTGACTCGAATGTTGATCTTGGCTCATCTTCTCAAGTGGGATAGCAAGAATGTGATCATCGCGTCCTCTAATCGATCGATGGCGCTAGACACCTTTCGCCAAGTGGCCCATGTCTTTGAGAATAACGAGAACCTTATGGCAACTGTTAAACAGATTAGATACGCCAACGGCACAGAGTCGATCGAGATGAAAGACGGCCGCAGACTTGATGTAGTAGCTGCAACCCGAGACGGAGCACGTGGAAGATCCGCAGATGCACTATTCCTCGATGAGATCCGAGAATGGTCAGAAGATGGCTATCGAGCAGCAATGCCGGTAACTCGCGCCAGAGCCAATGCGCACACATTCCTAACTTCTAACGCTGGCGATGCGTTCTCTGCCGTACTTAATCAGCTGAGAGAACGAGCCTTAGATAACCCGCCTAAGTCCTTTGGCTTTTACGAATACTCAGCGCCTCAGTACTGCAAGATTGACGATCCAAAGGCTTGGGCGCTTGCCAATCCTGCACTTGGCTATCTCGTCACGAAAGAAACGCTCGAGGAGAGCGTGGCAACTTCTCCAATAGAAAATACGCGCACAGAGTTGCTTTGCCAATGGATCGACTCCCTAAGCAGCCCTTGGCCGCATGGGATACTTGAGGAAACTAGCGATAGTGAGTTGCAGATCCCGCCGGGCGGATACACAGTCTTTGGTTTTGATGTATCGCCATCTAGACGCAATGCATCACTAGTTGCCGGTCAATTACTCCCCGATGGACGAATAGGTGTAGGCATCTTGCAGACTTGGGAAAGTGCAATATCAGTCGATGATCTAAGAATTGCAGCAGATATTAAGGCTCATGCCGATCTTTATCGGCCGCGTCAAATCTGCTATGACAAATACGCAACCCAGACAATCGCAGATAAGTTATCGAACGCTGGTTGCATTGTGCAGGACATCTCAGGCCAGCAGTTCTATCAGGCTTGCGGTGATCTCTTAAACGGCCTAATAACTCACAAGGTAGTTCACAATGGGCAAGCCAATCTGATCCAGCAAATGAATAACTGCGCAGCTAAGGTAAACGATGCCGCTTGGCGTATCGTCAAGCGAAAATCTGCTGGCGATATATCTGCGCCAATTTCTTTAGCGATGGTTGTCTCGATGTTAATGAAACCACAACAGGTAGCGGCTATTTACGCAGAATAAACTATATGTAGTGTATAATTGCCCTCTATGGGTATCTTTGATCGCAAGCCAAAAGTGATAGAGGCTCAAGAAGCGCCGCAGATTATGTCGGACAGCTTCTATAGCTACAACAATTACATTCCAGCGATCGTTACTCGCCAGATGGCTTTATCTGTGCCAGCGATCAAACGCTGCCGCGATCTCATAAGCGGAACAATCGCTAGCATTCCTTTAGAGTATTACAAGAAGTCAACTGGCGAAATGATTGCCGCACCTAAATGGGTTGAGCAACCTTCTAAGCATCAACCATTATTCGAGACCCTGTACTTCACGCTCGACTCGTTATTGATGTACGGCCAAGCCTTCTGGCAAATTACGGAGGTATATGCCGAGGACGGCAGAATGGCTCGCGCTAACTGGATCGCTAACACTCGCGTTGGCTTCTTAACTGATCCAGCAACTAATTTCATTACCCAGTACAACATCGATGGCAAGCCAGTTCCGATGTCTGGTATTGGTTCATTGATTACATTCCAGAAAGACGAAGGCATCTTAAATGTCGGCGCACTTACAATTAAAGCCGCCCTCGATGCGCAACGCGCAGCATCAATCGCACTTCAGACGCCATCTGCAACTGGCTTCTTAAAAAATACCGGCGCGGATCTTCCGCCTAGCGAAGTCTCTGGACTTCTAGCAGCTTGGAAGCGCGCTCGTCAAAATAACAATACTGCTTACCTGACTTCAACTATTGATTATCAGACAATCGGCTTCAGCCCTAAAGACATGGGCTATAACGATGCGATCCAGAACCTTGCTACTGAATGCGCCAGACTTTGCTCTGTAGATCCTTACTATGTCTCTGCTTCTCAGAACACAACTATGACTTATGCCAATGTGCAAGATGAGCGCAAGCAGATGGTTGCTTTTACTCTCCAACCTATGTATCGGCCATCGAGTCTCGCCTAAGCATGGACGATATTTCAACTACTGGCCACTATGTAAAGTTCTGCTTAGACGATACCTTCCTTCGTACTGAGCCAATGGAACGCTTGCTAGTACTCGAAAAGATGCTTGCCCTTGGTCTAATTACAACTGAGCAAGCGATGGAAATGGAAGATTTATCTCCTAACGGAAATGGAAGTTAATGGAAACTCTATACATTGAAGCATCGTCCATCGAGTGCAACGAAGATCGCCG